AAATGGGGAAATCGAATGGGGAAATTTCCCCATTGGATTGGGAAGTGCTCGAGCACCAGACGCCCGAGCCTCCAGCCTGGCGCCTCGAGGGCTGGCTGCCTGAGGGCACGGTCACGCTCCTGGCCGCCAACGGTGGCGTGGGCAAGTCGAACCTGAGCCTGCAGCTGGGCGTGGCGCTGGTGCATGGCCAGCAGTTCATGGACATCGCCACCAAGCCGAGCCGCGTGCTGGTGCTGAGCGGCGAGGACGAAGCGCGCACCGTCCACTTCCGCGTGGCCAACATCTGCCAGGACATGCAGGTGCCCATGGCCAGCCTGGCCGGCCGCATGACGGTCTACGACCTGACGCAGCAGGACTGCGTGCTCTGGCGCGATGGCCACCCCACCGAGCGCATGCAGTGGCTGGCTGACCAAGCCGTGAGGCTCAAGGCTGAGGTCATCGTCATCGACAACGCGTCCGACGTCTTTGCGGACAACGAGAACGACCGGACGGCGGTGCGGGGCTTTATGCGCGCCCTGAACCTGATCGCCCACGTCACTCGAGCTGCGGTGCTGCTGCTGGCGCACGTGGACAAGGCCTCAGTGCGCATGGGCGCGGGCCAGGACACCAACAGCACCTTCAGCGGGTCCACCGCCTGGAACAACTCAGCGCGCTCACGCTGGGCCATGGTGCGCGAGGAGCAGGTGGTCACGATCCGCCATGAGAAGTGCAACCTGGGCCCGCTGCAGGAAGAGATCCGCGTGGAGTTCGATGGCGCGGCCAAGGTCTTCAAGCGCTTTGGGCATGTGCCAGGCAACGCCGCTGCGCGTGCGCTGGTGCGATCGCAGCACCGCATTGCGGTTATGCGACTTCTGTCGGACGCGGCCAGCCGCGGGCAGAACCTGTCGATGTCAGTCAAGGCCACCAACAACGCCTTTGTGATGCTCAGAGATGAGCAGGGCTTCCCGGCACAGCTGCTGCGCGCCGACTTCTTCGGCCTGCTCGCAGACATGCAGCGCGATGGGCTGGTCGAGGAGGTGGAGTACCTGAACGAGAGCCGCAAGAAGCACAAGCGGCTGGAGCTCACTGAGGTCGGCCGGCTGCGCGTGGCACAGGGCTCGGGCGCGGCGGCGATGTGGCGGGGGCAGGTTGACGAATGATTCACGCTGTGCCGGTCACGCTTTCTGAAGCGCAGCTGTTCGTCAACAACTTCCACCGCCACAACAAGGCCCCGCAAGGTGGCCTGTTCGCTGTCGGCGCTTCGGACGGCACTCAACTGGTTGGCGTGGCAATCGTTGGCCGCCCTGTTGCACGCACGCTGGACAACGGCGAGACAGCTGAGGTCACCAGGTGCTGCGTTGTGGCCCTGGCAGGCCGCCAAGGCGCTGGGCTGGCGCCGCCTCGTCACCTACACGCTGCAGACAGAGAGCGGAGCAAGCCTGCGAGGCGCCGGGTGGAAGGTGGTCGCGGAGCTGGCACCTAACAAGCCAAGCATGTGGCAGACGCGGCCGGGCAGGGAATGGCAGCCAGTTGTCGGTCAGGCCAAGTTGCGTTGGGAGGCGGAGTGAGGGTTGCGCCCGCATGCGCTCGCATTGCGGTCGCACTGCGGTCGCATCCGGTCGCAATGGGGGCAGGCATGGCCCCCACACCCCAGTGGGGGGCCTGCCCTCTGCGACAGCATGTGCGCTCGCATGTAACATGGCCGGGAGGCCATGGGGATGCGGTCGCATGCGAGCGCAGATTCAAACGGGGTTGAAGGTGTGAGAATCGCTCCATGATGACGCAGGAGCAATTGGAGAGGCCGGCAGCACAGAAAGTGCGTGCGAATTCTGAGGCGCCGCGCGGACACAGCCCGCTTACCGGGGCGCCCGTGCCGCTGGGCCGCACCAAGGGCAAGCCGAACAAGCTCACGATCGCGCTCAAGGACGCCGTCGAGAAGGCCGCGAGGGACTGCCACCCACAGGGCCTGGCCGGCTGGCTGGTGGACCGCGCCAACGGGTCGATTGGTGACCGGCAGATCTTCGCCGGCATCGTCGGCAAGGTGATCCCGCTGCAGATCCAGCAGCATGTGCAGGGCGGCATCAGCATCAACCTCAACTGGTTGGGCGGCCGCCAGATTGGCACAGTCACGGCACAAACGGTGGAGCAGTCGCCGCAAGTCGTTGATCTGATTGAGCAATCCGCCGACAAGTACCGGATTGTTGATCAGCACACAGCACCGCAGACGGTGGCAGAGGCGGCGGCAGCAGTCGCACAGAAGGCCTCAGGAGCACGCGAAGGGCAGGGTGGCTAGGGTGGCCTGGGGCAGGGCGCGATCGGCGCTCCTGGGCCCGGGCGCAGGCCCTGCCGAGGCGGCCGCGGCCCTGACGCGTGGGCCGACCCCCATCCCCCCGTCGAGCCGGGGGTGGGGGCCTCGCTGAAGCAGGGGCCCCCCCAAATTTCTCCCTACCCCCCAAAACCCCGTTGCGCAATCCTCACCATGCCAGACCCCATCAACCACCCCGCGCACTACACCGAGCACGCGAGCGGCATCGAGTGCATCGAGGTCACCGAGCACTTCAACTTCAACTGCGGCAACGCCATCAAGTACATCTGGCGCGCCGGCCTGAAGACGGAAAACCCGACAGAGGACCTGCGTAAAGCCGCCTGGTACATCAACAGAGAGATCCAGAGGCTAGAAAAAGCATGAAGCTGCAGGAGTACCAACCGCGCCAGGTTTTCCTGCCCCTGCACAACCGGACCAAGCGCTGGACGGTCGTCGTCGCGCACCGACGCGCTGGCAAGACGGTGGCCATGTGTGCGGACCTGGTGATCGGCGCGCTCGAGACGGCGCTGCCCAAGCCGCAGTTTGCGTACCTGGCGCCGCAGCGGGACCAGGCCAAGCGAGTGGCGTGGGGCTACCTGAAGGATCTGACGAAGGACTTGTGGGCCAAGCCGCCCAATGAGTCGGAGCTGAAGATCACGATCAGCAACGGCCACGGGGGCGAGAGCACGATCTACGTCGCGGGCGCGGACAACTACGACGCGCTGCGGGGGATGTACTTCGACGGGGTGGTGCTGGACGAGGTGGGGCAGATCCGGCCCAGCGCCTGGTACACCGTCCTGCGCCCCGCGCTCAGCGACCGGCGCGGCTGGGCGATCTTCGCCGGCACGCCTGCGGGCAAGAACATGTTCTGGAACCTGCGCGAGGAGGCCAGGCTGAATGCGCAGAGCCACTTGTTGCTAGAACTGCCCGCGTCAAAGACAAACATCATTCACCCGGAGGAGCTGCGCGACGCCAAGGCGCAGATGACCGAGGACGCGTTCCTGGTCGAGTACGAGTGCAGCTTCGATGCGGCGGTGCCGGGCGCGTACTACGCCAAGCAGATCAGCGAGATCTACGGCCTCGGGCGCGTTGGCGACTTCAAGCCTCAAGCCGACATGCCCGTGCACCTGGTGGCCGACCTGGGCTTCACCGACAGCTGCAGCTGGTGGGGCTGGCAGGAGACGCCAGACGGGTATCGGGTGGTGGAGTTCATGGAGGACGACAACCAGCCGATCCAGCATTACATCGACTGGGTGAAGAGCAGGCCGTACAAGGTTGGCAATGTGCACCTGCCGCACGACGCGAAGGCCAAGAGTTTGCAGACGGGCAAGTCGATCATCGAGCAGTTCCTGAGCGCGGGCATCCGGCCGAGCCTGGTGCCGGAGATGAGCCTGCAGGACGGGATCGAGGCGGCGCGTCTGGTGCTGAACCGGTGCTACTTCAACGAGGAGGCGACCTACGACGGGGTGGAGCACCTGCGGGCGTACATGCGGGAGTGGGATGAGAGGACGCAGACCTACCGCAACAAGCCCAAGCACGACCAGCACAGCCACGCCGCGGACGCGTTCAGATACCTGGCCCTTGCTGCGCGTCCGGTGGTGGGAAAATCGAAACACGATGAGAGCCGCCCAGTGCGCAACATCGGGGGCGCCCATTACGCGTTCACTTTGGACCAGATATGGGATACGGGCCCGCAGGCCACACAAAGGATTGGCTGATGGACGAAGGCAAGATCACCAGCGCCAGCGACTTTGATTCAAGCCCGATGGGCCTTGCCCAGCGCTGGGGCACTGAGATCGAGGCGGCTGACCAAGAGTTGAGGAAGTTCCACGACGAGGCGCGGCGGATCGTGCAGCGCTATCTGGACAAGCGTGACGCCTACG